GCCATGTTTACGACCAGCTGAGTTCCACACTGGGGCTCAAACCAATCGCGAAGCATGACACGTGCATACTCCAGCGCAAAACCAATTGCTGGATCATGCCCGACTCCAAGGGACCAGGCCTTACAGGTGTAGTTTGCCTGCAAGAAACTGAGCAGGGCTCTAGATTCAGCGTACGGGTCGCTCTCTACTTCGGTCTTTTTGAGACAGGAGGTGAGGAAGGCGGCACGTCTGATATATCCCAAGTCTGTTCGAAAGGGATCGATGATAGACTTAGGATCGAACCTAAGCTCGTCAGACGCTGTACGGAAACCCAGGTCGCGACTAAGGACGTCGAAAAGATCAGAGCTAAAAGCAGCAGTATCCACGTGATTCTCCTAAGGAGTTTAACCACAACGTCAAGATCTTCGGTGAACGTGCACACGCCCTAGGCTCCGAGGAGCCCAGAGGTGAAGCATGCGCGGAGATCATTCCCGTCAACCCAAAACAACCCTCCGAGGAAAGACAACAGAGCGGCCAAATTAGCCGTATCGTTTATCTCTACCCCAGCCGGAATAGCGAATTCCGCCCTAAACACAATATTGGCAGGAGCTTGATCTGCCATAGGGAGGCCCCCCTTAACGACCAGAAGTCGCCAAGTATTCCTAGGCACAGTCATCAGTTTGCCGGTTACAGGGTTCACCTGAGCCAGCTGCTTGAACTGAGCAGGACGTTGGAGCATAAGGATGAAGGGACTCGATGGACTATGAATCGTGACACCTGTTTGGGTGCCCCCAATAGCCGTGACCGCATACTGTTTTGAATGCGAGTTCGGTGGGGAGTCCAGCGTGACAGTGTACGTGGGACTGGTTAGACCAGTCATCGCTGCACCTACAATCGGCGAAGCCGGTGCTAAGGACATTTGGAATACTCCAAGAATGGTACCCGTTTCAGGGTAGAAGACGCTATCTCCCCCACGCAATCTTAAGCAACGGAGGTCCGAGGACCCCTATACTCTCGAGTTGCGCGGGCGAGTACCAGCGACAGGGTGTTTATGGTCTGCCCTAGGTTGGGCAGATTGAACTCAAACGCTCTTAAGGAGACGTTAAGCGAAGGCTTGTCACGTTGGAATTCGCGGGTTTCCACGATCCCAATGGATGGTACGCGAGGGCCTCGAATGTGATACGAAGAGCAGGGCATCGGTATACACGTCGTTTGACGACGCTTCGCCATAGCCACTGATTCCCAGTACCAAACGAGACTCTGCGTGCCAGTGCAAGCAGCCCCAATCACATCGCCTACGTTGGTGAAGTAGTCGACAAGAAAGGAGTAGGGTAACAACTCCCACATGCTTGGGACAAAGTCTTGCAGTCGGAGACTTGCAACAACTCTAGCCCGGTCGCGGAGTGGGTGGTCTGCCAGTGATTTAACAGCCCCTTTTAGTTGTACCTTTAACCGACTTTCCCACATGTGATGGATAACGTGCGGGTAGATCGGAGTATCGACAGTCGCAGGGTCGGTGCCGAAGCACCTATCTTTGAGTGTCACCGACAAGGGGATGAGCTCTGGTTCTTGAATCACCAAAGCCCTAGCGGCTTCGAGTATACCCTCGATATCATTCATGAGGGGCACGACGCCGTAAGTCCACTGTA